ATCTCACGCTCTTGTACTTCACGATTAACAAACGCAGCCATCTTGCCAATGCTTTCAGAGAACCTGGCTTGTTCGCGCATACCGGCAAAGTCAATCTGCCCAATCCCAGCAGCCTGAACTCTTCCCGCTTCATATCTTGGTAATCTTGCCATCTTTTATGCCTTTGGGCCGCTACTACCAGGAGCAGCGGTAGGTGTAGCCGTTGTCGTTTTTGGTACTGGTATTTTTGCTGCGAGATCTAATGCCGATGGGGCCAAAGATGTGGCGGCTTGGATCATGCCGGATCTATACGCAGCTTTACCAGCAGCTTTGTATTGTTTCGCCTGGTACTCAGCCATTCCAGTCGCAATAGTCGCGTTATCTCTGGACTGGTTATAATCCCTGACTCCTTCTCTCATCGCATAGTTTTGCAGATTTAATGCGCTACCTGATAACGGATCAACACCGCCAGCAGCAGCTCGCGCAACCGTGGATGCCAGATTTTCGTTTAACTGACGCAAAACATTAATACCTTGCTGTTTGTATTGCAGTGCTTGAGAACGACCCCTAAGCCTTTCTTGTGCCGCTTGAGCGTCATACTGCGCTCGCTGTAAAGCGCCGCTTCTCCAAGACGTATATGCCTGAGTCCCAGCTGCGATATAAGGCGCTGCAACTTTTAAACCGCCAACGATTGCGGGAATGAATGCAAGTACTTGAGCCATATTAGTTACCTATACTCACTCTATATTCCAACCCAAGCAGCGTTAGCTTCAATGGGACGGACTGCGTTACTGTGATCTGAGAAGTTTGCGAGAACCCAAGCAATCCCCTCACCGTTTTTGTTCCTGTAAATTCGGCAACCGGAGCATCCAGTATACCAGCGCCAAACGCTCTAAAGGCTACTGGCTGGTTATTGATAACCATGTTCTGACTCTTATAAACCGGAGCGTCTACCTGGACAATTCGTTTCTTTAAGCCAAACACTGACCCTGATGCTAATCTCGGCTCAACCGGCATGGTCTTGATCTCAACATCAAAAGTCCTGCCGACCTCCCAGGTATTATATTGTCGATCAAAGGTTATTATTCCGCCCGTTTTCTCAGTCGATTCAACGATACCGTCCCCAATCACTTGAACGGGAACGCTGGTATCAGGCGTTACTCCGATCATTGGCGTACTAGAGGCGGTTACTCCAGTCTTGGAAAAGTCAGTTGAAACCGATTCGTCAAATTTTAAGATGAACGCTTTGTAATTATATTGAGATGGTATCGCCGTTTGATACCTTGCCGTTACAATCACATACACATCTGTTACAACTGCTGCAATGCTGACAAATTTTTCGTTATAGATTACGCCAGACAATCCTTCTGGAATATGGTTAGACAGCACAATACGGCTTGGCGCGATTACGTTCTGATCCGGCATGATGGAATACAGGGTAATACTGCCATCATCGTCATTTACAATGTAAATCTGATCTGTTTCATCCGTAGATACCGCTCTGCGCCTTGCCATATCAATCGGCGTTTTGAGAAGATGCGAGCTTAGTGTGGACAGGGGAAGTGTGCCATATCCGCCTTGCTCTTGGTTATATTGCATAGAAACAAGCGATTGGCCCTGGCGCTGAATGAACACAGCCGAGCCGCCAATGTTTATAACAGGCAGTCCAGGCTTAGAGCCTATTTGCGTTTGCGGCTTGACCATAAAAGTCGCTGGTGTAACCGGCGTGCTTGCCTCTTGGATAACAACAAACTCACCGCCAGACGTAAATATCTGGAGATCAGGCCCGGCATTAAGATTTGTTACTTCGTTGAACTCGTTGACATTGAGGGTGGCTTCAACAGACTCGTCGTCAAGACCTGTACCTTGCTCGAAATCAAAATACTGAGCAACCTTAGACCCCCAAATGGTATTGGGTCGCAGCGCAGTGCCGCCAAAATACAACCTGCCTTCATAGAAAGCCGCCGTTCTAGGCCACCCTAAAGCGTCAGACCAGGTTGTCACATACCCAGTATCGGCATTCCAGACACTTAAAGTCTGGCTTGGGAAAGGAAAGACAGAGTTATCCATGACGCTAGCGTCAAAGAACGGTATTGTGACAATTGCATTAACAACATGATCACTGACAACTGATACAATTCTTGCCTGTCCTTGCGATGATCCAATCGTCCGATTGATTAATTCTCCAATACTCGGTGGCCCATAAGGCACGACCTTATAACCCGTTGTCGCATCTGGAGCCGTGTCCCAAGTGTCATCGATCGTTATCGTTTTTGTCCCCAGATCATAACTGTGAACGTGCCGATACTGCCCAGAGCCGGTGCCAGATGTGAGATGCACTGTCATCCCAACAGGCGTTTTTGTGCCAGTAAACGAGGTTGCCGCCTTTAGTATTAAAGTGGTGCTAGATCCGCCTTGAGCTGTACCTGTATCGCTGGTGTAGCTGGACGCGGTAATGGTTATATTGCCGTCGACAGCAGAAGGCGTGATTGCAAACTGAGGGTAGTGCGTATGCGGATTAAACGCATAACTAGGGATGTTTGTTAATGGTACATCTTCAAACGTCCAGCTCACATCCGAGTTTCTTACCAGTCTTTTGGGGGGCATGTCCTGGTGGACAATAATCAGAGTATCAACGGCCTGAGTGTATTTAAGATCAGGCACCATTGCCGAAGTAATATCTGCAGCCACGACATTAACTTGGAATACGTCATCCTTGTAGACTTTAATCCGCCCACCTTGAACGGCCAGCAAATAAGTGTCGGTCCTGCTGAACTGAAATGGTATTAGCTTAAAGTTTTCTGGAACAGGACTGTCATACAGCTGAGTAATCCTGCGAAGACCAGGGCGACGAGTGGCGCCACCTTGCGGGTGAATGATTACATTTTTTGCTGATTCTAAACCGTTGGAGTATTGCTCAAGGTCGGTTCTGGCCCGAAGCAAAGGATCCATCTCGCCAACGCTGAAGTTTGTTTGGAATTGCGTATAACGAGCCATGCTACCCTCTTACATATATTAGGGAGTAATCCTCGATAACTTGCGGCGAATTGCCCCTAGAATCCACATTCATCGCTTCTCGGAATAAACCACCACGACCATTCTCGCCTGGTGTCCCGAATGAAAGTGAATTGAAATAGTCAGTCTTGCTGATTTGATCCGTCACAACCAAGCCCAATTCCGCAGCCAACACTGTACGCAACAGGCGCACAAAGTACGCGGGCATTCTTTCCTCGGCCACAGACGTTTGATAGTCAATGTAAACCGTTTCAAGATTGGTGTACAACTGATCCCCAAAGATCTGCCAGCCATAACGGACTGGTAATTGGTTGGTTGATGAATCAGCAAAGATTGCTCGAATACCAGACAACATATCGCCTGGCAGCTGATAGGAATATCTAAACTCGTTGTCCGGAACGACCGCTAAACGAGCTAACTTAATCTTCTGGTATGACCAGCTCCAGGGATACCTGGCAAGTAAAGAGTCCCGAAGGTCGGGATATAGGCGCTCACATGCTTGGGCAATGTCCGTCCCATCTGCAAATGAACTTATCGGTGCAGCTCCAAGCAGGATTAATGCGTCAGAGCATATCGAAATATCAGTATCACCTGATGCCATACAACGCCTCTCGCTAAATAAGGGGCGACCGAAGCCGCCCCGTTCTACTTAGATTGCAGCTGTCGTAATAACACCGGCAGTGTTAGTCGCAACTAAGAGCTGACCGCCATCGCTAGCTTTATTGAGAATAAAATCACCAGTCGTGATCAAACCCTCAATTGCATTGAAGTAGCCAGACGCGGCAACAGCCGCTTTGTTGTCTGAACTGGTCAGGTAGCTGTAAACACTAGGAGCGTTACCACTCTTTGAAGCCCCGATTGTTGCCCATCCAGGCAGGTCTGTAGCAATTGAAAATGCCATTAGTCATTTCTCCTTTAGGATTCGGTGCAGTTAACCTGAATGATACCTTCAGAGTCGATCGCTACTGCGGCAGCACTAAACATAGAGCTAACCAAGAACGAGGTTTTCTCTGGAATGTAGCTGACTTCAGTTCTCTGAGCCATTGATTCAGCGTAACCCATTGAGTCTTTGTGCCATGCGAAACAAGTTCGGATGGGAGGAGCTGCCTTTGGAATGCCGCCTTCGTCACGATTACCCATAGTGATGAAGTTAAAGCCCATGAATGAGGATACTTCACCTCGGACTAAAGCCTTCACTGTGTTGAAATCGCTAGAAGTCACTTCCTGGTCGCCCAGCAATGAATCTAAC